TAGAAGCAAATCCTGATGCGACAATGGAGGATGAACTAGAAATTACAGATGTCTAATGGGCGTCACCTAATTCTGGATTTGTATGACTGTGATCCAGAGGCACTGAATGATTACGAGCTACTGGAGGAGTGGTTGGAAGCTGCTCTTCTGATGGCAAAAGCTACCATCCTTAGGATCTTTGGGGAGAAATTTGAACCGCAGGGCGTCACACTGCTGGCCCTGCTGGCTGAATCACACGCCTCCATTCATACCTGGCCAGAGATTGGGTACGCCGCCATCGATCTCTACACCTGCGGGGATACCACCAACACCCATAAGGCAGCTGAGTTTTTAAAGTACAAACTCAAGGCAAAGACTGCAGAGGAACGGGAATTAACACGTTCTATTACTCCGTCAGTTTGTGTATAGTAAATCGAGAATAATCCGATTTAATGGCTAAAAAACCGAAGCTTCTTTGGATTGGTGACGTTATTGCCACCACTGGTTTTGCACGCGTTACTCACAACGTTATTGATCGGCTGAAAGATAAATACGAGATCGTAATTCTCGGCTGCAACTGGCATGGTGACCCAGATCCCTTGCAGCAGACCTACAAGATCTACCCGGCATCCAACCGTTTCCAACACGGTGCTTTTGGTGAGGACCGCATCCGCGAGATTGTGGAGATCGAAAAGCCTGATGTGGTCTTCACCATCAATGACTGCTGGATCATCAACCATCAATACTCCAAGATCCACGATTTACACCAGAAGCTGGGCTTCAAGTTCGTGGGTTACATGCCCATGGATTCCTACAACTGGGTTGGTTGCCTCGCTGATACCGCCAACGCATGGGATGCGGTCATCTCCTATACGGAATTTGGCGCACACGAATTTATTAAAGGTGGGATCCAGAAGGCGATCAGCGTGATTCCCCATGGCGTGACCTCCGGGCAGTTCAAACCTGGCGACAAGATCAAGGCACGCAAGAAACTGGGTGTGAAGGAGGACGCATTCATTGTGTTCAATGGCAACCGCAACCAGTTCCGCAAACGGATCGACATCACGATTGACGCTTTTGCCGATTTTGCTGTTGATAAGCCGGATGCTCATCTGTATTTGCACATGGGCACTAAGGACCAGGGCTGGGATGTGATGGCTGTATTTGCGCGAGAGATGCAGAAGCGGGGCCTTGATCCCAACGGTCGCATCATCATGACCGCCAACACGCCCAACCCGCCTTCTGTGCCGGTGGACCTGCTGGAGACGATCTACCAGGCTGCCGATGTGGGTGTCAATACCTGTAAGGGTGAAGGCTGGGGTCTCGTGAACTTTGAGCACGCGGCATGTCGGGTGGCTCAGGTAGTACCTGACCACACCTCCTGCAAGGAGATCTTCGAGGGTTACGGCAAATTGATTCGCTGTGAGCACATTGATGTGGACACCAACTTTGCTCGTGAGATGCCCTGCCCCTCCTCCGTCCACCTCGCCGAGATCCTCAACGAACTGTATGAGGACCGCGAGAAGCTGGATGCCGTAGCTGAACTCTGTTACCTGCGGGCAACTGACGAACAGTTTAACTGGGATACGGTCGCTGCTCAGTTCGATGGGGTGTTCCAGGAGGTGCTTCATCCTGTACTGGAGGCGGAAGCGTTGACAGAACCTAAGAAGAAAAAGAAGAAAGCTGAGCGGGAACTGGTTACGGCCTAAGGTTGGTCGGGACGAAATCCTGTGGGGAACCAAAGGCCTCTGCTACGGCAGGGGTTTTTTTGTGCGTTGGTGCGGCACGAAGGCACGAACAAAAGCAGTACAGAAATACCAAAATCTCAGTGTGGGACTCGAATGTCGGTGCAGAGATGCAGACTTTGGGGGTATTTCAACCCTTACGTGACGTAAATGACACTGTCAGTCAAAGTGTCATTTAGCTCTAATAAAGATAAAAATGGGGTCAAAGTCTGCAAGTCTGCACGGCCCCATTACAATGTCCCTGAGGCAGTGTCATGTTTTTGGTCTGATGGCAAACATTGTGAAGCAGGTTGAGTCTCAACTGGGACAAGCAAACTTCCGTCACATCCAGGGAATCGAGAACCTTGAGGAAGAAAACCTGAAGAGGCTTGGGTACTACCGGGGTTTCGCCTGTCCTCACGGTCATTTCATCCGAGACTCAGATGGGCACTGGTGCTATGAGTGCGTTAAAAAAATTCTGAGCAACGTCTGTGGGTTCGATATCAATTACCTCCATGCGGACTACAAGCACAAATACGCCAAGCTCTGGAAGCTGGTGAAGGTCGGCTTCCCGGAAGACTGCTGGGAGATGGAGATACCTGGTGGTGGTACTCCCAAGAGGGTGTGTCTGCCGTCGTATCGGTCGAGCTACAGCAAGCAGAAGTCCGAGAACGTGAATGTCCACAAGGCGCTCTACCAGTGCGCGTGGGGGGATGTAGGGGCGCTGGTGGTGACCAGGCTGTGCGGCAACCCGAAATGTGCCAACCCTTTACATATGGTCTCCAGCTTTAATCGCAACTATCCGCCGCAGACCATCCATCCTTTAGAGCTGGACTTCAAAGCGGAGAAGCTAATGTTGTTCAACCGTCAATCTCAACGTGAGTCTGGTATACAACCGGTGATACAACGTGAATATAAAAATGCTATTACTAATCCCGAATACGTGAAAGATCGCCCCGAGTACAATGAGTAAATACGGGCTATTGGGTCGAAGTGTCTAGAATCTCAAGTCAAACTAATCAGCGTCAGCGTACAAAAGATAATCCACTGGTCCTGGGTAACTTTGGCGAACTGTCGTTGCGTTATTTGACGGGAGCGCTAGGGCCTCTGAACCAGGTTGGACTAAATGGTTACGGCGGTGGCACCTATAACCATTGGTTTCAAATCAATTTACAAAGCCCTGGTTGGATCATTGTTGTTAAGGACGGTCCGCGTCCTAACTACATTCAGACTTCGATGTATGACCTGAACCAGGTCCCCATCGTTGGTTTACCCATCTTCCAGGAGGATTCCATCCATCAAGGAACCAGCTTGACGACAGAGGAGGCTTACTTTCCGTATCTGGCTGCCTCTATGAGTACCCAGTCGGATCTCTACAACACTTTCTCGCGCATCCGTTTGGATCGCGGGGATGACCGCTACTACCCACTGCAGGCTGGAAGTTACCTGCTGTGTATTTCCAGCACCCGTAACGAAAGGCTGGATTACAACGTTGGTCTAGTCATCGAGTTTGCTGCGGTCGAATACTTGCTGGCTCTGGAAGATTTCACGCTGTTCCTCCAGGAGACCACGATTGATGCTGTTACGACAGCAACCTTTAACTCTCCAATCACCACCAACACCAATATCTCGGATGTTCCAGGGAAACCTAATGGGTTCACTGAAAATGAATGCGTTATTAATTCAGGAGTAACAGTAACCATTCTCAATGGCTCGGAATGGTTAATTGGTAGCCCCCAGGGGAGCGGTGCTGCTGCAGCAGACGATAACTTCTTTATCTTGGAATTCGGAAGTGAAGAGTTTCTTGATACCGTTCATGACCATACCCTGTCAGAATGGGTAGATGCTTGGGACGCTCAGCATCATCCTGATGACAAGTTCCCGGAAATCTTTGTTACTTTAACAAACAGGCCATGATGGGTTTTTATAACTGGCTCGTTTGCAAACTGTTCAAGCGTTGCACTATCTACAGTGGAACTTCTACTGAACGCTTTAAGCGTTATTGTGAGGAAAACCCTGGCGCCGTACAGTGTCGGATCTACGAGGATTGAGCTTTGGCTCACTGCTAAAGAAAAAGAAAAGATGCAAACGAATCAAAAGAAAAAAATTAGTTCATACGATCATCCTCAAGAATGGCGCGATAGCTGTAACACGCCTGATCCCATGGATCCGTACTGGGAAAAACTACGCGTGGATGGCCAGTTTAGCCGTTGGCAAAAGCCGGCGACAGATTAACGACTGGCTGAAAAGGCGCTCCAAACGCAAGCGTGTACAGAAACTAAACAGAAATCTGACTGGTTTAGGTGGCAATAGTGGTCATGCCATTGCTTTGCGTCAGTTGTATGCATGGCTTGATGTTGTTCCAGAGGGTGACATCATTATGTTTTATTGCGAATCAGCAGATGCAGAACGTCAGATGAAGATCTGGAAGAAATGGATTCTTAGGCACAACCTAGATATCATTCATTCCATTGATGAAGAAACGAAATCTTTCTATATCTATAAACCGATGAGTTTAGAATAAAGAAAACAAGAAATTGTCATGCACAAACTCAACGAATACCTGGAAGTAGCACTGGCTATTCATGCTGCTTGTTCTGCCATTACTGCGCTGACCCCCACACCTAAAGATGACGCTCTGGTGCGTAAGCTCTATCGCCTCATTGAGATTGGTGCCCTGGTGATTGGCCGCGCCAAGCAACGCTGATCAATCAAGCAACGCTTGGAACCAATAGACGACACCGTCGTTTGCTTCTACCCAGTCACGGGTTTTATATGCGTCACTCTTATCCATAGTGGCGCATTTTTTTTCGTCGCCAACTTTCCAGCAGATATTGACGCGGGTATGCGGTTCTTTGTGGTTCTTCACTTGCTGATCAGAATCGCCCAGCCTGTGTTATTTCCGTCGCATTCCCATCTGCGTAACCAATTTTTCCTGCTGTACTCTACATTCTTGCCTTTAGCAGCGCTGTTGTTGACATACCCGCCGTTGACCATATCTGCCTCTCCATTTGGATCATGGAATACAAATGAGGTTGGCGTAAAGCCCACGCAACAGGTCCAGTGGCCACCACCTGTGGGGTAACTTACAGTTCCTTTATGTAACCAACCAACGGCCACTGGCCGGCCATTGCGGATTTCATTTTCAAGCAATGCGGCATTTCCATTGGTAATAAACCTGGCATTGAGCCCCAGGGATCTGATGGCTGCGAGCTGAGCATTGCGGTTGGTTGTGTCGCCATATTGGCTGCGGATCTTGTTGTATTCGTCGTCGCTTTTTACCTTGCCGTAATACTCACAGATCATGGCGCAGGTTGACGAGAAACACTCCCTGTACCCAGTGCCAGATTGGTTATCCAACTGGTACTCATAGGGTACAGACAGGATCTTCCGGTCAATCACACCTGGTTCTGCAGGGTCCGGCTTTTGCATCTGCCGGTCCATGATCTGAATTATCTTGGTGACATAACCAGGATCAGTTGCATATCCTTCATCTTTCAGAAGTTGAGCGCACTCATTCCTGGTTTTGGCGCGATTGACGCCCTTGTATCCGTTGAAATCCTTGTACCAACGGGTTACCAGGTAGTCAACGCATTCGTACAGGCTGCCAAAACGCTTAAACCAATCTTTGATTTCAATTTCTTTACCGCCTACAAATTCTTTGGTAGCAACGTAGCAACCATCGCCATCTTTAGATTTGATGCCAAAATAATTATGGGTGCAAGATACATTTTTGCCCTGATTACTTTCTAAGAACCACTGGGCTGCAACGCATTCTGGAAATTTGGCCCCGGCTTTTTTAGCAGCTGCTAGCACACCATCCCAGGTGTTAGAAAATTCCAAGTCCGGCTTTGGAGTATTGCGATACCGCGTCGCAAACTCCTCCAAAACCGGATTTGAGATTTGAGTTTGTAACCACTCAAGCGCCTCTCGCTGATGCGGAAGACCTTTGAAGTGTTCAGCCGCATCAACAAGTTTTATTGTCATTACGAATTAGGAGAATATGCCAATACCCATTGTTGTCCATCTTCATCCCACTCATAAATTTCTAGTGGGTCATTAATAGGCGGATAGGGTATCGGTGCTCTCCATGTACATGTATCTGGGTCTAGTACCCAAGATGGATATGGTTTGGGTGGGATAAATGCATCTAGTTGATGGTCATAGCTATAACCAATACCAGCGTAATTTTTACGAAAAGCCTTTAACTGATCTGTAGCAGGCTGTCCTGTATTTGGATCATAATAAACGCCTCCCCTGGTATTAAAAGAAGTTCGTTTACAGGGTTGTCCTCTTATTTCTGTATAACGTACTTCCCAGTCAATAACAGATGGGATGTAATTGCCAAGCATATCGTAATTACCTTCATCTTCTCCTTTAATGACTTCGGTAACTACGTTGTTTTCATCCAAGAATGCATAGTAAGCCATATCAAAGCACCACCGCAATATGAATCCTATCGCCAGTATCTTGGCCGGAATCAAATGTTGTAGTGGTATTCAAAGATGGTGTGGTACTGCTAGATGATTGATAATCAACTCCACCACCCGAAGTTACATCTGTAAAAATGGAACTTGAGGGTGGGGAATCACCACTAACACCAGAATGCCAACCAATATAAAAATTACCTGTACTAGGAATTACCAAACTGCCGAAAGTACTAATAACAGCTGCATTACTAAAGGTGTGGCCAACTGTGTCTCCGGCACTGCCGCCTGCAGGCAATTCAATCTTTGCACCGTAAATCTGTTTGTATTGGAATGATCCAAGATCTTCCATCAATAAGAACCACCAGCGATAGGTTCCTGATTGAACACGGCGATAGTAAATCGTGGCGTTTGAATAATCAGTACTGTTTGTAAACTTATATTGAGTTGTATTTTCAACTCCAAGGAAGCCAGGGCTAAACCACTGGGAACCACCACTTATTGGTATAGCATGGCCGATAACTTGTTGTCCTGTAGTGCCAGAAAATTCAATATTGCCGGTCCCAGCTGTAAGCGTAGTTACGTTAGAGCTTCCATCAACTGAGGTTGAATATGTCAATCCACCACCGGGATTTGCAACGGAAACAGTACTTGGATAACGAAGAATCACAATGCCAGCACCACCTGCAGCTCCTGCCGTTTCACCGACATTGCTATAACCACCACCGCCACCTCCGCCTCCTGTATTGGCAGTGCCGGCAGTGGCTGTTCCTGCGGTAGCGCCCCAGCCGTTGCCCCCGCCTCCTGAGCCGCCGGAGGAATTAGAACTAGTCGGCACATAATAGCTACCTCCACCCCCACCTCCGCCTCTGGTTACTGAAGAACCTGTGATATTACTAGAAGTCCCGTCGCCTCCATTTGCGCCTTTCGTTGTACCTTCTGCACTTGCTCCTCCACTAGTGGCACCACCGCCGCCGCCGCCTCCATAGTGAGGGTTATACCCGCCGACACCACCATTTGTACCTTGTCCACTAACGCCTGTTCCACCGCTTTGACCTGGAGCATTATCTTTTGCACCAGCACCACCTCCAGATCCTCCATTTTTTCCTGAGGTCTCTGGAGCTGAACTTCCCCAATAAGAACCGCTTTTACCTCCTCCAGAAGCTGTGATAGATGCGAATACAGATGCGCTTCCGTTTGTGTTGTTTTGAGTTGTGCTTTGTCGACTACTTCCTCCTGCTGCGCCACCAGCGCCGACAGTAACGGTATACGACGCACCACCAGACACCGTTAAATTACTAGTCAAATAACCACCTGCACCACCACCTCCTCCAAGGTCTCCCCCACCTCCGCCACCTCCTGCAATAACAAGATATTCAAGGGAAAAAGGTCCAAGTGCAGTCTGGCTTGGAATTGCCATTAAGGCCTGAATAATAGACATCAGCTAATACCTGCTCCGCCAATTACAAATTCAGTACCAGACGCACCGGAAACACAAAGAACCGTTGCTAAACCACGCTGTGCAAGCGTACGGTTACCTGTTCCAGATGCACCTGCTTGTCTCAAGGTGACATTAGTACCTTGTGTAATTGTAATGTTTCCCGTAGTGTTGTTGTAGATAGTGATTGCCTGTCCAACTACAAATACACCAGAAGGTATGGTTACACCGGCAGTGGTAAACACATGTTTGCCGGCATCCCCTGCAACAAGCTGATAAGAAGTGGTTTGTGAATTCTGAGGAATATCTCGTACGTTGCCTGCGCTATCTCTGGTGGTCGCACCAGAAAGAGTACCGGTAAAGTTGCCACTACTGTAATTAACAGTAGTACCAGTAATGGTCGTGCCGGTTACTGAGGTAAAGTTACCGCCACCAGCGCTGACGTTTGTAAACTGGCCAGCATTACCTGTAACGGTGGCACCAGAAAGCGTGCCTGTAAAATTACCGTTATTGATATTGGCAGTTCCACCAGTGATCGTAGTGCCAGTAACACTGGTAAATCCACCACCACCACCAGTTACATTGGTGAACTGACCTGCATCACCAGTTACGGTTGCGCCGGAAACACGCGTAGTAAAAACACCGGAAACAAAATTAGCGGTCGTACCGGTATGCGTCGGACCGGCTACAGTTCCACCACTGACTTGAGTTGTAAAAACTCCAGAACTAAAATTAGCAGTCGTACCAGTATGTGTTGGACCTGCAACTGTTGCGCCACTCACTTGGGTTGTAAAAACCCCCGAGCTGAAGTTGGCGGTTGTACCAGTAACTGTCGTACCTGTAACAGTTGTGAAGCCAGCCGTATTGCCAGTAATCGTGAGCCCGGAAATCGTCCCGGTTGCAGTGACGTTATTAAAATTACCAGCAGCAATTGCAACAATGCCACTGACAGACGTGCTTGTGTCGGAACCGCCTGATGTATAGGTTATATTATCGACCTTTAAAGTTCCGTAAGGCATTGCCCGTTCCCAGTTCTTACTTTCTAGTTTAAGTTAATTTTACCCAAGGACGCTCCAAAGCGATCCGCTTGGGACATCAACGGTGAAACTTGATGCAATTTCAACAGGTCCTTGACTCAATCCATTATATCCAGAAGTGAGGCCAAAGTTAACATCAATCACAATCTTACTTTGCATGATGGTGGTAATACCACCACCTTCACCACCACTCTGGACCACCCAAGAAGTGGTACCGTTTCCGTTAGTTGAAAGAACAAAGCCTGCAGTACCAACGTTCGTTGGGAAAGAGAATAAACCACGCGGGCGTACATCACCAGAACCACTGACGAAGATTGCACCACCAGCCTGGAATACTGCACCAGATACCTGGTTAGTAAAGACACCAGATGCAAAGTTTGCAGTGATGCCAGTAACTGTATTGCCAGTGAGCGTCGTGAATCCACCGGTATTACCGGTAATTGCGTTCCCAGAAATTTGAGTGGTGAAGACGCCAGAACTGAAATTAGCCGTGGTGCCTGTAACGGTTGTTCCAGTGACGGTTGTGAAGCCAGCAGTATTACCAGTTAAAGCTCCTGCTTGAATTAAATTGCCAGTTACAGTCGCACCGCTAACTTGGGTAGTAAAAACACCTGAACTAAAGTTAGAAATGATTCCGGTTACTGTTGTTCCAGTAACGGCGGTAAATCCAGCGGTATTCCCTGTAAGGGTTCCGAATTGACCGGCATTTCCAGTAACAATTGCACCACTAATTTGAATTGTGAAAACGCCAGAGCTGAAGTTAGCGGTCGTACCGGTCACAGTTGTACCAGTGACCGTAGTAAAGCCTGCGGTATTGCCTGTCAAGGTGCCAAATTGACCCGCATTACCAGTGATAACTGCACCAGAAAGCTGAGTCGTAAAGATGCCGGAGTTGAAGTTGGCAGTTGTGCCAGTGACGGTCGTACCAGTGACGGTCGTGAAGCCAGCGGTATTACCAGTGAGCGTTCCAAATTGACCGGCATCCCCAGTAATAACAGCGCCACTGAGCTGAGTTGTGAAAACGCCTGAGCTGAAGTTGGCTGTTGTACCAGTGGCTGTCGCACCTGTGAGCGTGGTGAAGCCGCCAGCGATGCCGGTGATATTTGTACCCTGGATCAGATTGCCGGTAACGGTTGCACCAGAGACCTGACTGGTGAAGACACCACTGATGCCAGTGATCTGGGTGAATTGACCGGTGGTGCCGGTAATGGTAGTGCCGCTGAGGGTACCGGTGACGCGAACACCGGAAGCAAAGGTGCCGGAACCAAGAACTGCCAGATCTCCGCTGACGGTCAAGTTGCCTTGAACCGTATGCCCGCTGGTGATTAAAGTTTGGAAATTACCAGTGGTGGCATTGACAGTGTTACCCGTGATGACGGCACCGGATACTTGACTGGTGAAGACGCCGCTGATTCCAGTGATCTGCGTGAACTGAGCCGTCGTACCGGTAAAAGTAACGCCAGAGATAGTGCCAGTGGTGACGGTTAAGCCAGACGCAATCGTTGCCGTCTGATCAACAGTGAGGGTGCCACTAGTTGCAATATTGCCCGTAACCGTGATGTTCTGACGGACAATGCCGGTCGTGAACGTTGCGGTTATTGCGTTTAGGGTCGTGAAGTTACCCGTGTCACCAGTGACGGTTGCGCCACTGACTTGATCAGTGAATACACCGCTGATTCCGGTGAGCTGACTAAAACGTCCAGCGTTACCGGTAATAACGGTCCCACTTAGTTGAGAGGTGAAAACACCTGAGACCCCGGTGAGTTGGGTGAACTGACCATTGATACCAGTGATGGTCGTTCCTTGGATCGTATTACCAGTGATCGTGGCTCCAGAGAGCTGGCTGGTGAAAACGCCAGAAATTCCAGTTAGCTGACTGAAGCGCCCAGTGTCACCAGTAATGACTGCCCCAGATAACTGGGAAGTGAAAACCCCGCTGATGCCGGTCAGTTGCGTAAAGCGTCCCGTGTCACCGGTGACAACAGAGCCTGATACCTGACTGGTGAACGTTCCGGAAATTCCGGTTAGTTGCGTTGCGAGGATCGTATCTCCGGTGATGGTTGCACCAGAGAGCTGGCTGGTGAACGTCCCGGAAATGCCAGTGACTGTGCTGAATCGGCCGTTGACACCAGTAACGGTGGTGCCCTGGACCGTATCGCCAGTAATAACAGCACCGGAGATCTGACTCGTAAAGACGCCGGAAATACCGGTTAAGGTCGTGAAGCGTCCTGCATTACCTGTGACAACAGCACCAGATACAGAAGTCGTGCCAACAATCCCAGAACCAGTGATGTTGGTGAACTGGGCACTCGTGCCTGTAACCGTTGTGCCACTTAATGTGCCAGTGACGCGGACATTAGATTGAAATGATGCAACACCAGTAACGCTGAGAGTGTTGCCGACGTTTAATCCATTATTGATATTTGCATTTTCAGTAATTGTCTGCTGGAACACACCACTGGTGGTTTGCAGGTTATTACCAGTAATGGTGGCGCCAGATAGCTGAGATGCAAACGTGCCGCTAATGCCTGTAACAGTGGTGAAGTTTGCAGAGTTACCTGTAATCGTGTTGCCGCTGATATTGCCACTAACAGTCAGGTTCCCCTGGACTACAGCGTTAATAAATGTCACCCCACTGGTGACAGTCAGTGTTTCTAAAGTTGTGGTGCCAGAGACAGATAAACCGCTCTGAATTGTGCCACTACCTTGGACGGTAATGCTGCCACTGATGGTTCCCCCGGTGCGGGGGAGATAATAAATATTGAGGTATGTTTTGGTGCCAGATATCGTAAGCTTCTTGTTTTTAATCGCAGGGTCAACTTCACCGGTATCAACGACCGTCAGTAGGTCATTATCGGCTAAGTCAATACCCGCAAGTTCCTGTAGCTCGGATATCCGTCTGTTAGCCACCTATTAAATCACATAAACCCTATGAAATGAATTATAGTCGCAGTGTGTTCAACCTTACCGGGCTTTGATTTCAATCCTCGGAAGGTGATTGGATGCAAAATTCCAGACTCCTTGGATACCTGTAACCAGGCCACAGGAGATTACAAACACCACAATGAGTTCGGCAACCGTTAGGTTCCGGCGCACATACACCACTTGCGGTTGGGTATTTGGAATCTGAATCCTGGCTGGAGCCTCTGGTGGAGCAGTGGGATACTCCACTGTTTCTTGAGCTGCAGCCTGCTGCTGGAGAATGGTCATCCGAATGGCTTCTTCCCGAGCGCGAGCCTTCAGCTGCTCCAGAAGTTCAGGAGTTATCCCACCAGGGATCTGTTGGTCCTTCAGCTGAGAAAACTGAGGAGGAGTACTGGAAGGAACCTGATCTTCCATGGTGATGCAAAATGTTTTCCCACACCCTAGCATCTAATCAAAACGTTTGACACGATGGCAACATTTGGACTCCGAAAGGGTTTGGAAGATATTGCCCATGAGCTGAAAGGTGTTCGAAACATCTTGGCTTCCATGTGGCATAGCCGGTATCAAACGCAAGAAACCGATCGGATGAATCCGCAGGCTTTTACGGATGAGTACATCTCGACTGAAGAATGTGCTCGTCGCCTGGCGGTATCGGACCAAACGATTCGAAACTGGATCGCTATTGGGAAAAAACAGCCAGAAAAAGGTTGGACCGAGGGGTTGCATTACGTCAACATCGCTCCCGACCCAAGCAAGAAGGCTGTCATCCGGGTTCCCTGGAACTTTTTGGTAATGTCCTTCTCACGTAACAAAGAAATTGATCTATCGGACTTCTATGGGAACAAGTACAAGTCCACGCAGGAGAAACTTGAATGATTCCCAACCGCTTCCAAAGATTGGACCTGTCCCTTGTCACCGTTGAAAACTGTTCTGAAGTTTTGCCTGAATCGTTGTTCCGGCAGGTAGAAGAGTTTTTGCCTCCCTCCGGTTCCTTCGATGACGGTTGCTTGCGTCGTTACCTGGAAAACGTTCGGAATTATGAAGAGGAAGACGCCAACTCCGGCATGACGTTGGCGAACAGGCTTCGGTTAGCGTTTGTTGACATGCAGCCAGACACGATCTGCGGAAAATTCCCCCAGGCCGAGCTGCCTCTGAAACGTCGCCTCCGATGCGTAGCGGAATATCTGATCCGCTCTGGCGAGTTTGATAAATTACGAGACGAAACCGGTAAGCTTGTTAAGAAACGCGGCAACCTTGGCAAGTTGGTTGTCATCTATAAGCCGCTCCCTAAACTCTTAGAGTCCCTTGTCCGCCAGGGGTTGATCGAACATGAACCGTCGCGAGAAGCTGATCCACTCTGCGTTGCAGGGTGACATTGACGACACAAAAGCCAAGATGCTCAACCAAACGGTTGACTTCATCCTGGGGGACATGGGTGAAATGTACCACCGCTTCTGGCAGGTGGAAGGCCCTGGTGTGATGTGCTTCCAGCCCAAGCAGGAACGCGGGGTGGTTTACATGACATTAGAAGAGTTAAATAGCGCAAAAGAAGCGTTTGAACGGGAAAACAACCATGATTTAGTGGAAACCTTCCGCCGAATCCTGGAAGCTGCTCAAAAGATTGATCCCGAAGAAAAAGCTGGGTACATCATCAACGATGAAGAAGGCATCCGATATATCGAAATTGATTACAACAAAGTTGTAGACGCATGAGCATCCGTCGTGTTACCGGTCGGCGTGAAGATTTAGAACTCATCACACCTACTGAATTGGTTCAGGCTGCCAACATTGTGATGGGCGGTATCAACTTGGATCCTGCCAGCTCCAGGGTGGCCCAAGGTTTTGTGCAGGCTGATGAATTCTTTAGTCCACAACAAGATGGGCTCAACATGCAGCAGTGGTTTGGAAAGGTATATCTGTTTCCACCCAGTGGCTGCTACTACTTTGATAAACGGTTAGATAAGTGGAAGATGACCAGGGCTTCTTCTCCGACTCTGGTGTCATCTCATGCCGTGTGGTTTCGTCAACTTTATCGGAAGTGGCTGGCAGATGAGGTGGAGCAAGGCATCTACTTCACCAACTGCCCTGACATGATCCGTTACGAGCAGAAAATCTTTGATTTCCCCATTTGCTTCTTGAAGACAGTGCCAACACTAATCAAGAACACAAGCGAAGGAATTGGGCAGCATAAGACCTGTAGCTCATTTGTGGTGTACTTGCAACCAAAGAACAACTCCGGCGCAGCTACTATAAAATTCATCGAAACATATGAGCAATTTGGTCGCGTTATCTACTGAGTTCGGTATAGTTGAGAACGATTACTGGGATCTATGGGAATCCTTTGCGACGTTGAAATCAAGACATTTGCCCTGGACCAGGGGATGATCGAACCGTTTACTGATCATCTCGTTAATGAAGAAGATGGTCGGCGTATTTTGAGCTATGGGTTGAGTTCCTATGGTTACGACATCCGCCTGTCACCCAAGCAGTGTTTGATTTTTGGTCGAATTCAAGAGGGTGTATCCGACCCTAAGGATTTCAACCCCAAGATCCTGTCGGATTCTCAACTACTGGAAGACGAGAAAGGCCAGTATTTCCTGCTGCCTCCTTACGGTTACTGCCTGGCGGTCGCAGAAGAGCGTCTTAAGCTGCCCCAGGACGTGACCGTGATTGCAATGGGTAAGAGCAGCTATGCACGCTCAGGCATCATTGCCAACATCACCCCTGCCGAGGCTGGCTGGGAGGGCTACCTGACCCTGGAGATCAGCAACGCCACTGGTCAATTCAACCGCATCTACGCCAACGAGGGCATCATCCAGCTGTTATTCCTGCGTGGCACACCTTGTGAGGTGTCGTACCAGGATCGGAAGGGTAAGTATCAAAACCAGGCTCAGGAAGTCGTCTATTCAAAGGCTTGATCATGAATCGCGAGAACCTTGAGCAGAGGATGGACATCCTCGAAATCCTGGAAAAGCAAATTGTGTTTCTAGAGAACCAGGAGCTATCCGCTGCTTTGGGCCGATTTCGCTCTGAGAACACCCAATGGGTGCTGAACATGATTCAGGACATGCTGGGCCAGATGCAGGATGCCCTTGATTCAGAAGATTTCAGCCAGAGCTGGGGCTAGCTAAAACCGTAGAAGGTGCCTGATTGGGCTCTGGGTTTCTTGGCGTAACCAACACTGCCAACCTTGCCATACTCATCGCCCAGGCTGGGCACTTCTACACCACCAATCGTTGCTTCTGAACGGGGTGTTTCACCACGAAGTGTCGGCTCGTCAATCGATGCCTTCTGCCGAAATTTGTTTGCTGTCTTGGCTGCGGTGATGAAACGCTTGATCCGGGCCTGATCACTGTTGATTGCTTCAACGTCAGGACGTTCCTGTTCTTCGATACGACGTAAGTCTGTATCGTAATTACGTTCTGGATTAAGGTCCGTTACTTCCGAACCAGAACTACCAGAGTCCTGTCTGGGATCGTAAGTGGAATCAAAGAATCTTGGCATAGTATCATTGTAAGAGGGGTAACTTAAGTATTGAATACAATGCACAACGCAGCAGCCTTCTTAGATGCGTTTGTACAAGATGAGGTTAAGTGTCGCTGTCTTACGGAAGAAGACTTCGGCCAACCTCTCGCAAACGAAGAAAATGATGTACCCTTATATGACATGTACAACCGTGGATTAGCGGCATGTCAAGAAGGGAACGAGAGACAGAATCTGTCATTGGCGGAGGGGCGCCGTCCGGGTCTGACGGGTTACATCCCATCGGCGGAGGAGGGAGTGGCATTGGGCGCAAGCCCCAAACCGAAAGCTTTGGTATTGGAGCTGGAGGGTCCGTCGGAGGAGATGAAGGAGGAATCGGCAAGGCGTCGTGGTTTGCGCCGATAGAAAGCTCAGCTTCTCCTGACGTTTTAGATTTTGGCGACTGCAAGGATGGGATTTGTCCTGTTCCCTGGGCAAAAGCCGTCGATATGTTGATGGATTCTGATTTTCTCACCCAAGATCGGAACTCAAATTTCCCTGGAGAAAACACCATTGGTGATAATCCGGTGTTTACAATCCAGGGTCCTCCCGTGATTTGGGAAGATGTTGTGAACCATCCTGTTCACTATACGGACGGCGGAATCGAATGCATCGAAGCCATTGAGGCCCAGTTAACAGCAGAA